CCACCGGCGCGTCGAAGGCGGCAGTGAGCCCGCGCAGCTCGGCGGTGATCGCGCCGTCGCGGGTCTCGATCGCGCCGATCGTCCCCTCGCCGAGCGCCACGGTTTCGCCCGGCGCGGTCCAGTCGGTGGCGAACAGCGCGACGCGGGCGAAATCCCAGCGTCCGGCGAGCAGGTCCGTCTCCGAGATGGCGTCGCCGGAGAGCATGCCGTGCACGTCCATGCTGTCCGCCTCCAGCGTCGCGCTACGCTCGACCGCGCTGGGGGTCATCCCCGGCGCGGCGCGGTAGAGCACGCCGTCGATCAGCAGGTCGCGGTCGTGCGCGGTGAGGCCGATCGTCACCCCGTCGCGCCGCTCGATCCGCCAGCACAGGGTGACGGTGGTCAGCGTGCCGTCTAGCCAGCTCATTCGCGGATCTCCACCAGCGGGACGGAAGCGGCGGCGCCGGCGAGGAAGGTCGCGCGGCTCACCCGCAACTGGTCCTCGGCGAAGCGCACCGGCACGTCGAACAGGAAGGACGCGGTGACCTTGACCCCGGCAGCGGGGGCGACGTCGAGCGTCACCACCCCGCCCGCGCCCAGGGTGAAGGCCGAGGTCGCGACGCCGTTGAGCTTGAGCGCTACCGTGCCCGCCACCGGCCGGGTGATCCGCCGCACCGTGTCGCCATAGCTCTTGATCAGCTGGAAGCGCGCGGTCTGGCCGTCGCCGGTACCGATCACCTGGTCCTTCGCGTCGTAATCGAACGGGTCGCGCAGCCGGAACCCGCGCGCCGGGCCCATCCGCGCCCGGTAGAAGCCGAGCAGCGCGGCGATGTCCGCCTCCGAGCGGACGCCGGGCCCGACATCGTAGCGCGTCCGCGCCTGCGCCCAGGCGGCGTTGCGCCGCTCGGCGCCGCCCGCGCTGGTGACGATCGCGGTGGAAAGCTCAGGCACAACCTCCGCCTCGCGCCCCAGCGCGATCGGGAAGGACACGTCGTCGAAGGGCGTCACTTCCGCCTCCTGGTCGAAATGGGTGAAACCGTCGCGTGCCACCTGCGGCAGCGCCCAGACGAAGGTCGCGGCGACCCCGCGCGCGCGGCCCCGCTCGGCGGCGTCCGCGATCGCTTGCCACTGGAGCCGATCCTCGGCGCGCAGCACGAAGCCGGCGAGATAGTGCTGCCGCGCCGCCGGATAGCCGAGCCGCGCCTGCGCCGCCGCGACCGCCCGCTCGGACGTCGCGGCATTGCCCGCCGCCGCCCAGTCATAATCCTCGAGCTGCAGCACATCGAAGGCGGGCGAGGCCCAGCCGAGCGGCATATTGGCGCGCTTCGCCTCGGGCATCGCAGGATCGAGCACGGTCGGCAGATAGGCGAGCAGCAGCACCTGCGCGCCCGGCGCGGTGCCCTTCACCGCGTCGCGCAACGCCAGCGTCGAGGCGGCGAGCATCGCCCCCGCCGCATCCAGCACCGCGATATTCACCGCGCCCTTCAGGTTCTGCTGCGCGGGATTGCCCAGCGCCGCCTGCGTCGCCGCGTCGTGGATGCACAGCCGACCATCGGCCATCACCCACCACCAGGGCTCGCCGATCTGGAACTTCACGGCCAGCCCTGCGCCTTGCGCGATGCCGACGAACGCCAGCGCCACCGCGCGCAGATAGGCCATCGCCCCGCCATGGGCGGGCGAGAGCAGCGTCGAGGGCGGGCTCCACCCGGTCAGCGCCGGGCTGTCGTCGGCGGCGCGCTGCTTCCAGTCGCCCCAGCAATGCTGGTCGAGCAGCTCGTAGCTCAGCGACCAGATCACGCCATAGCCGAGCGCCTTCGCCCGCGCGGCAAAGTCCGCATGCCAGGCCGCGCAGGCCCGGTTGAGCGCTCCGCCGGCCAGGCTTGCATAGAAGCCGCCCGAAGCGGGTTCGAGCCGGAAATAATGGCTCATGCCGACATAATGGAGAATGTCGCCGCGATAGCCGAGCTGCAGGATGTTCCGCAGCAGCCGCGCCGGCGTCTGGTTATAGCCGTCGTCATAGCCGGTCGCGATCGACAGGCCGTGCTCGGGCACCACCACGTCGCCGATCGCCAGCACCGATCCCGGCCCGTCGCAGGCGATGCCGGTCAGCTCGACCCAGCCCTCGGCAGCCGCCGCCAGCGGGGTGGTGTCGCCCGCGACATAGCCCGGCGGCACGAGCGAGACGAACATCCGGTCGATATCCCCGGCCCAGACCGGATCCGCCTCGCCCGGCAGCAGGAAGCCGCCCGCCACCTTCGAGAAATCCAGCACAACCTCGGCATCGCCGGGTAACCCGCTGGCATAGTTCCACAGCCGCACATACCAGGATCGCGGCGCGCCACCTTCATCCCGCCCCTCGATCGTCAGCACGGGACCGTTGACCGCGTCGAGCGCGATCACCCCCGAGGACCGCCAGCGGAACCGCAGCGTGCAGCCGCGGAAATCGCGATCGGTCGCGTACGCAAGCAGCGGATGGTCCCAGCGGTCCTCGGCCTCCCAGATCAGCCCGGCGAGATCACCGCGCCGCTGGAACACCAGGTCGACGCGCAGCGCATCGGGTGCCGTCGTGACCACGCTCGCCATCATCGGCCGGGGGAAGTTGACCGTCCAATAGGCCGGATCGAAGCGGCTGATTACACCCGTCGCCTGGTCGCGCCGCCGCGCGGCGAGCCACCAGCCCATCAGTCGAGCCCCGCCAGCGCCGAGCGCACCGCCCGCGCCACCTGCCGGCTCGACTGCGCGAGCGCCCTGGGCGCGGCATCGGCGGCGGCGTTGACCGTAATCGACACCCGCACGTCGCGCCCGCCGCCCTGCCAGCCGGCGGGCGCCACCTGCCCCGCGCTGGTCGGCACGAACAGCTCGGGCCCGCGCTCGCCGACCCAATAGGGCCGGCCGGGGCTCACCGGCCCGCCGGTCGCGCGGCCGGGCAGGCCCAGCAGTCCGCCCAGCAGCGACAGCACGCCACCCCCGCTCTCGCCCCCGCGGCTCGACGGCAAGCTGACGCCCATTGCCGACTTGGCGATCTCCTCCAGCGCCCGGATCGCGATCTTGGCGAGATCGTCGAAGCCGAGCTTGCCGGTCTGCACCGCGCGCAGCAGCGTCGTCTCGATCGTCTTGCCCGCCCGGTCGACGCCGGTGGCCAGCGGCCCTTCCAGCGTGCCGCGCATCGCATCGACATCGCGCGCGAAGCCGGCAGTATCGGCACGCACCGACACCACCAGCCGTTCGATTTCCTCATCCATCGGGAAATTGCTCCTGCAATCTTGCGATCAGATCCGCGCTCGGCGGTTCCCCCGCCTCGGGCGCCGCCGCCGTCAGCAGCGCGGCGAGTTCGGCGGGTGTCGCCCGCCAGAACCGATCGGGGCTCCAGCCAAAGGCGAGCCCCGCCAGCCCGGCCAGCCGCGCGGCGGCTTCGGCGAAGGACGTCACCGCCCCGCCAGGATCTGGCCGATCAGCGCCTTGAGCGCCGGCGTCGCCGCCACCAGCCCAGCCTCCGCCACGCCCTCCGAAAACGCCTCGCGCGACAGCCCCTCGGGCACCGCCTTCAGGCAATGCCAGAACAGGGCGACCATCTCGCCCAGCGCCAACCGCCCGGCCGCCGCGCGCTCGACCAGCGCGAACAGCGGGCCCAGCTCGGCCTCGGCGGCGACCAGCGCCTCGAAGCTGGGCCGCAGGACGAGCGGCACGCCGCCGACCCGCAGGGTCGCCTCGCCGCGCACCGGATTGGCCGCGCCGGTCATGCGCTCACCACCGGCCCGGAGCTTTCCAGGCTCAGCGTGTAGCTGCGCTCGCCGTTGAAATCGCCGGCATAGTCGAGCTTGGTGACGAGGAACTTGCCGGTCATCGTCTCGCCGCTCTCGAAGCTCAGCCGATAGTCGTCGAGCGTGCCGGCCAGCGCATTGGCCTTGACCCGCACCTCGGCGGTCGATCCGGTGAACACGCCCGCGGCGGACACGCTCACCGATCGCACCCCGGCGCCGGACAGCAGCTCGCGCCAGCCGCCCGAATCCTTGCTGGTGATCGCCACCGCCTCGCCGTTCACCGAAAGCTGCGTCGTGCGCAGCCCCGCCACGGTGGCGTACACCACCGGCGTCGCGCCATTGCCCACCTTGAGCAGGAAGGCGCTGCCTTTTTCCGCTGCCATGCTTGTCTCCTGTTAGTTGTTTTTGGGGTGGGGTGCCCCCTCCACCACCGCCTTCGGCGGCGGTCCCCCTCCCCCGCTTCGCGGGAGAGGAAACCCTTGTGCGGATAGCGTCTCCTCCACCGCGAAGCGGGGGAGGGGGACCGCGCCGCGCGAGCGGCGTGGTGGAGGGGGCCCTCACGCCCCCCTCAGCATCCGCACCCGGTGCTCGACCACCGCCGTCACCCCGCTCGCGCCCTCGTCGACCACCCGCGTGCGGACCAGCGCCCGGCTGACGATCCGCCAACCGCCGCCCAGCGCCGCGGGCAGCGCCGCGATCGCCGCCTCGACGTCCGCCGCGAGCGCCCGCACCCGCTGCCGCGTCGCGCCGGAATCGCGCACCAGCACCGCGGTGCGCACCTCGCGGCCGTCCTGGTCCTTGGTGCTCCAGTCGGTCAGCATCGCCTCGTCGACCAGCAGATAGGGCCGCACCGCCCGCTGCGGCGGCGCATCGAACACGCCGTTGACCGGCGCCGACAAGACACCCGTGGCGGTCAGCGCCGTGCGCAGTGCCGCGGTGATCGCTTCCTGCGGACTCATCGCAACAGCCCTCCCAGCCAGCGCAGCGCCGGATCGGCGAGCCAGCGCCGCCAAAGCCCCCGCCCCGACAGCGTGACCGCGCTGCCCTCGACCGCCACCGACACGCCCGGCACCGCGTCGCGGACGCGCTCGGCCAGCCGCCCGGCCGCATCCGCGGCCGCCGCGCGACCCGCGCTTTCGGCCCGCGCCTTCAGCTGCTCCAGCATTGCCGCCGCGCCCCCGCCATCAGCTGCAGCCGCCGCCACGGCCGCCAGAATGCCACCACCGCCGCCGGCGGCATCGTTGCGTCGCCGCGCGCCTCGAGCAGGTGCGCTGCGAGCAGCACGACGCCTTGCGCAAGCGGCGGCGGCAGATTGTCCCAGCCCGGCGCGGTGCCCGCCACGAAGGTCACGCGCACCCGCGCCGACCCCGTCGCCGGCGCCAGCCGCACCCAGCCCTCGCCGCGCGCATCGAGATCGATGGTATAGGCCGCCACCGGCAGTGCCGTCGCGACACCGGCGGCATCGACCGTCTCGATCGCGCCGATCGCGGTGACCGGCGCCACCGGCAGCCGCTGCCAGTCGGGCGAACGGCCGAGCCATGCCTGCCATTGCCGCGCGATCCAGGCGGTGCCGGTAAAGGCCTCGCCCAGCGCCAGCGCGGTCTGGACCGCGGCGGTGACGGCGGCATCGTCGGTGCCGTTCGCCATGCGCAGATAGTCCTTCACCGCCGCGCACGCGCTCGCGATCGCCGCCGCCGGAAAGGGCGGTGCGTCCATGGTTCTTCTCCCTCTGTTGGTTGCCGCCGCGCGTTGCTGCGGCCCGTGCTCAGGCGGAGGCTTCCGCCTCGGCCTCCAGCGTCCGGTTCTCGCCGGGGTCGTAGGGGGACGTGCCGTCCCACTCGATCCGGTTGACCACCGCGCCCGCCTCGATCACCCGATAGACTGCCATCGCGCCGCTCCTCAGCTGAAGGTCCAGGTGACGCGGACCTCGCCGCGCCCGCCGGCGCCGCCCGCGCCGGGGGAGAAGCCGGTGTCGCAGGCGCCGCCACCACCCCCGCCGCCGCCGGGCGTACCGCCGGCCCCGCCGGCGCTGCCATTGCCGGTCAGGTTGCCGGAAAAGCCGCCACCGCCGCCCGCGCCGCCGGAATGCAGCGCAGGATCGGCAGCCGCGCCCGCCCCGCCGGCGGGGATCGTCGCCGTGCCCGCCGTCCCGCCCGATAGCGGCGCGGCGGCATGGCTCGATCCCGCGCCGCCGACAGCAGCACCCCGCGCGACATTGCTTGCATCGATGCTGGCGCCGCCCGCACCGCCGCCCGTGGCGCCGCTGCCGCCAACCCCTGCGGTGACGGTAGAGGCGCTTGCCCCGCCGCCGCCCAGCGTGCCGAAGGTGCCGATCGGCAGCGCGGCGCCGCCGCTCGCATTGGCGGCCTGGCCGGCGCCGCCGCCATTGCCGCCATCGGCGCGGATCAGCGCGCCCAGCAGGCTCGCCCCGCCCGTGCCGCCGGCGACACCGTTGGCGGCCACAGTGCCCGGCGAGGGACCGCCGCTGCCGCCTGCCCCCACCGTCACCGATTCGGTCGCGCCGTGCGCGGCGGCGGCGAAGCGCAGCTGCTGCACCATGCCGCCGCCCCCGCCGCCGCCCCCGGTGCGGATCGAGGCGCTGGCGCCGCAGCGGCCGGAGCCGCCGCCCCCGCCGCCGCCGATCGCCGTCACCTCCAGCCCGCTCGCCAGCGGCGGCCGGGTGCTGGCGCCCGAACTGGCATAGACGATCCGCAGCGGGGCGATCCGCCAGTCGAACGCCTCCCACGCGCCCTTCCACCAGACGAACCACACCGCGTCGCCCTGCGCCGAGAGCCAGGCGAGGTCGCTTGCCGCGGCATTGC